GATATAGAAGCTGAGTGGGTTAGAGAATCCTATGGAGGTACTGACCCAGATTGACATACCTATATACTCCGTATATACTAGAGCCTCCCGAGTACGGGTTTTTACATTTTACACTATTATAGGAATTTGTCAATGGATTTATACATTTTTATTTTATTACTTGCAGGGTGTTACATAGTAATGAATATTCACAGACTAAAAGTTGTTGCAATGGTTGTGGTAACTTTTCTAATTGCTTTATGGATTGACAGACAATGAAACTACAAGAAGCAAAAGACATCGTGGTATCGCTAGGCAGGGCAGGTAAAATGCCTTGTCCTACATACAATACACCTGCCAAACTATGTAAGACAGGCAGTAAGCTACGCAAAGTAAAAGGCACTACTTGTCATGGTTGTTATGCTATGAAAGGTAATTATCTTTTTCCTAGTGTGCAACAAGGATTGCAGAAAAGGTTTAATGCCTTCAAACACCCACGCTTTGTCGAAGCTATGATTTTTATGGTCAACAGGTATTCAGCCAAGTCTGGATACTTTCGTTGGTTTGATAGTGGCGACATTGCCGATATGGCTATGCTAGAAAAGATTGTAATGGTTTGTAATGGTACACCGACAATCAAGCATTGGCTACCAACAAGAGAAGTCAAGATTGTATCTGACTATCTCAAGATATACAAAGAGTTTCCAGATAATCTTTTGGTTAGAGTATCTAGTCCAATGATTGATGGAGAGCCATTGAAGTTTGATTATACTTCAACAGTACATCACAACAAACAAGCTATCGGACATGATTGTCCATCTAGGTTTCAAGACAATGAGTGTCGTGATTGCCGAGCTTGTTGGAACAAAGAGGTCAAAAATGTTAGTTATCACAAACATTAGAAAGGAAAAGCATGACTGATTTAAGATGGGAACATTACGCAGAACAAAAGAGAGAAGAAATGCTTGATGAGATATATGAAAGTCTACCTAGAATACATGCAAACAGAGGTAACTTAGAATTAAAATCTGTTATAAACTATGTAGACGCAAACTATGATGATTGGGAAAGGTTTATGAATAAAGAAGATATAACAGAAATCATACAAGAATACATGGCTAATCTTACAAGTAAGTTCAACTAGTTTGACATAAGAAGTCAATTAGTATATTATATACTTATATTAACCATTTAACGAAAGGAAAACAAATGGCTAAAAAAACGATGTTAAATCAAACTACGAGCAGACCTATATTGTATACGTATGCTCAAGAACAAATAGCTAAGACACCTAGCAAGTGGTCTGAGCCAAAACAAAAAGCAATCCAAGAGGTCAAGGATATTATTCCAGAAATCAAAAAGATTGTAACTAAAATAGTTGGCAATGCTACACCTCAATCAGATTTAGATGTATTATCGAGGTATGACGCAACAGAAGAAGAGTCATGCTTTTGGTTTACTGATAGAGATGATATTAGTAATGAAAACTACAATGCTAGGCGTGATGAGCGTTCTGTTTACACAAACTTTTCTTGTAGTGGTTATGGTAATTACTACCATTATGGCTCATCAAAACGTGAGATAGGCAGTTTATCAAGAGATGATTTGATTGCTATATATTACGAAGATATGGTGGCTAATGGCATTGATGTAATCAAATACAAGTACGTTGAGGATAACGAAAAAGATTACAATGGTAAACGTATGACTACATACTCTCATGGTGTAAGAGAAATAAAAGATAAGATAGACGCATATCAAAAAAAGTTCTTTGAGGACAATGATATGGCTATGTCTTTTATTGTTCCAAAGAGTAGGCACTCATGCCATCAACGAGCTAGGCTTGTTACATCAGATGAGTTGGCTGTGTTTGAGAAGTATCTATCTGCATTAGAACGAGTACGTCTCAAATGGCATAAGCATTACGAGGAGATGAAAGAAAAGTTCAAGGCATACGCAGAGCTTATTCGCACTTGTAAAACTCTTGAGGCAGTAGAAGAGATATGGTCTGAGGCTTCCAATGTACGACATAAGATTGCAGGTACAGGTACAGCTTTGGCTTTGTCATCTATATCTCAAAGTGTTATTCAACAAGACATGGAGGCAAGAAAACTTGCCGATACTGTTGCTGTTGTTGTAACACCTAAAGAAAGTGTAGGTGTGTAATGTGGTCTCAAGAATTTGATACCAACACGCATGAGAACTATCAGTATCATTACAAGAATGCTGACCACCCAAAACATATCGACTTCACTATTGATGAAGTCGTTTATATGTCTCATGATGCAGGAACTGCAGGAACACATTGGTCTCTTTCAATAGAAAAAGATGTGGGCAATGGCAGGACTAGGCGATACTATGGTATAGGTATTCATGTTCGTGATTGGCTACGATTGTTCCATCGAGAACTGACTAGAGCACAAAGTGGTCAGCCTCTTACCAGATATACTGCTGTAAGGGCTAGAGAACATTATTGGGTAGAGCCAGATATGTGCTTACCTGCTATTGACTCTTCTGACTACCAAGCTACAACGTCAGCGAATAAAAACAAGATGGTGGCGTAATGAAAATTACGCTATCATTACTTCTTGCTTTAGTTTTATCTAGCTGTTCCTCCTATGAGGTAAGACTAGGCAAAAAATGTATTGATAACGAGCAAGGAGGTCAATCATGGTCTCGAATATGGTTTGTTCAAAAAGATGTAGAATTTACAGAATGCGAACAATCTAATTTGACATAAAGACACTATTAATATATTATATAAGTTTCAGTAAATGAGCGTCATAATTAGGCTTTCGTTAATGGGGAGATTTACATTAACTCGCTGTCCATAGCTAGCGTATGGTTATAAACTCGGGATTTGCTGATTTTACGAGTCAAGGCTGAACCTTTCACAGCCTTGACTTTTTTTTTGGTCTAGTGTATAAAGACCTCATGAACTATTCACAACAATTATTAATTATAAAAAATTTAATTCCTAATACAGATATAGATACAAGAATGGATTGTCCATTCTGTCATAATACAAATACTCTCACAATAAAAAAGAATAACGCAGATTTAATGTGGTATTGTTTTCATGCGTCTTGTTCAGCCAAAGGCAAACATCAAGACGAAGTTACAATGCAACAGGTATACGAAACCGTAGTAACAAAAAGAAAAGAAAAGGAAAAACCTTTTGTATTACCCTCTAGTTTTATATCTATTCACTCAGAGCCAAAATGTGTAGAGTATTTAAAAAAGAATAATTGTATAAAAGCAAAAGAAAAAGGAAAAGCAAGTTTTATGTATGATGTCAAACAACATAGGATTGTTTTTTTAATAAAAGAAAAAGAAAAGGTAAAGGGTGCTATAGGCAGAGGTTTAAACTCCAACGTGTATCCTAAGTGGTATATCTACGGCGATAAAACGTATCCTTTTATTTGTGGAAACAAAGACAAGGCAGTCCTGGTTGAGGATTGTGCTAGTGCATGTGCTGTATCACATTTGTATTCTGGTGTTGCGTTAATGGGTACAAGTTTACCAGATACTTTTATTCCTGTTATTAGAAAAAAATACAAGGAAGTTATAATTGCACTTGACAGAGATGCAACAACCAAAGCGTTTGACATAAGTAATAAGCTAAGATATTATATGCCTACAAAAGTAAAGATGCTTCAAGATGATTTGAAGTATTTTAATGAACAAGAAATGGAAAGGCTTTTTAATGAAACAAATGTTTTCTGACCAACTAATTATTTTGATGTCAGAATTTATTTACGACAAAATAAAAGGAAAACCAATAACAGAAGCAAACGTAAGAAAAAGTATTAGAGCTTTTGAAAACATGTGGCTGACATCTGTTAGGGAGATAAAAAAGAATGACAAAAGAAAAGTTTGAGTGGCCAGACTATTACAATTATTCAAAACCTAAATCAAAAAAAGAAAAGAAAGTGAGGAACTGTATGAGATGTGATAAACCATTTAAAAGTCAAGGCAATCACAATCGCATTTGTTGGTGGTGTAAAGACACTGATGATTGGCGTTATGGAAACGATTATAGTATAATGTCACAATGAAAAAGACAAAGTGCTATAGAAAAATATTGAAACTAAAAAAGAAACTTGATAGAAAGGCATTAAGATTTCCTAGAACAAATCCACAATGGAGAGATAGAGTTAATTGGGATAGAGTTAGGAGTATACTAGTAAGGCGATATGATGGAAAAGGAATTAATTAAATTATTATTAAATAAAAACTTTTATCATAAAAATAAAAGTAAATTATCAAAAGAGTTTTTTACAAATGGCACAGGTGCATTGTATGAAACTATTAAGAATGCACATGAAGATTCAGAAAAAGATTTAAGTATTAACGAGCTGTCTACACTACATCTTGATGTGTACAATCCTGCTCTTTCCAAAGCGGCAAGAGATAATTTTGGTGTTCTTGTAGATGAGTTAAAAGAATTAGAACTGCCAAATGAAAAGATAGCACAAAATATTATTCGTTCTTTATTTAAGAGACGTATAGCAGAAAAGATAGCTGTCCTTGCAAATGAAATATATAATGGTAATGATGCTGATTTTACAGAGATTAGAAAACAATTAGATGTTACATTTGAAGAGGTAAATGATTATGCTTATATTACAGGCAATATTGAAGATTTAATTGAACAATTAAAAGACAATACAAAGTGGAAGTTTAATTTAGAGCCACTTCGTGATAAAGTAAATGGTGTTGGTGATGGTAATCTTGTGATTATTTTTGCACGACCAGAGGCAGGCAAGACTGCATTCTGGGTAAATTTAGTCTCGGGAGTTGATGGATTTGCGTCTCAAGGTGCTAAAGTTTGTGCACTTATTAATGAAGAGCCTGCAATTCGTACACAAATGAGACTAATAAATGCACATACAGGTATGACATTTGATGAGATTAGAGCAGATAAAACAAATGCCACGATAAAATGGTCAGAAGTGCGAAACAATATACAGATACTTGATACTGTCGATTGGTCTCTTGATGATGTAGATGAGTTTGTGCAAAAAGAAAATCCAGATATTTTAGTTGTAGACCAATTAGATAAAGTAAATG